CCCGTCGGCATCCGTCAAGTCTGGAGTTATGGTGTAGCTGCCGTCACCGTTGTCCGTCCATTCCTTGACCGTACATCCACCTCCGGGAGAGGCGCACATCCTGCCTTTGAAATAGGTCACACGGTTGTAGGCAATCTCCGGAACAAACACACGTTTGCGGAAAATGCCCTCTTCCATTTCAAGGATGCCATTCTTGTCGATGCACCCTCCGGAAATGCCGGTGAGGAACTCGCCGAACTTGACCCAATCTCCGAAGGTTATGGGGAAGGGAGTGCCGTCCTCTTTATCCTTATGCAGAAATATTTTATCTATTTCTTTTAAAATATCCTTTATAATCTGCTTATCCGTATCAGACAATTCCTTCAAGGCATCTGCTATGCGCTTAAAGTTTCTTTCCCACTTTAAACGAACATCGCGCCCGGTATCATTCGAGCCATTCCAAGGTACTATATTTTCAAACTTGGTATCCATCAACCCAATTCAAGTTCATTATCATTAAAAGACAGCAATAGAGGCTGCCAGCACATGCCATATTCCATAGTATCCAGATTGATAAAATTCAGCATATAATCAGCAAACCTATTGTTCTCTTTATGGCTCTGCTTACGCAGACGTGCATTGTTCACCGTTATGACCCCATCGCTTTTGCGACGCTCATAACTATAACTCATGAAAGAAAAAGAAAAGCTTTTTCCTTCGGAGGACAACTGCCTCATTTCATCTATTGCCTGGAATACATTCATGTTGCAAAATTATCTGTACCGGTACCATAAAAAAAGGACACTACCTACTGACATTGCCCTCCAGGACTTCGAGCCTTTTTATGCCATCCCGCACCTTACGGGAGTCAACCACCAATTCTTTTTTTGCGAGAATTTCGAGCAATTCATTGTTGCGAGCCAACAACCTCACGATCTGCGAGCGTTGTTCCGGTGTCAAGCCAGACAAGACGTTACCTTTGTCGGACGACAACGCCATAGAGTAATCACTCGTATCAACATAACCACCGCCATACTTGCCGCTGCGTGTACGAACCTGCTCCAATATCTGCGTCGTATTGAGCATACGGATAGTCCCGTTTTTCTGTGCAATGTCAAACACATCCAAGAACTGGCGCACATGCGGATTGGCCACACCTTCATGGTTGGCCACAAACTCGTTCTTATGTACCGGAATAACACCAGCCACATCATCAGGATTACCGTTCTTGGTATAGCCCTCCACATACTCATCCACATAACCACCGGATTTCAGTCCCTTCGCTTCATCACGCTGTTGCTTGGCAACGGCAATCTGTGCAGCACCACTGGCAATGGCTGCCGCAGCAGCAACGGCTCCCAATGCCGGCCCAACAATAGGGATACCGGCCATAGCCTTGTATGCCTCCATAGCGGCAACCGCAGTACTGGCAGTCACTTGAAGGACAGAGGCGGCAAACTGTTTGTCGGCATACTTCTTTTTAACCTGGTTGATGGCTTCTTCCTTCTCCTCCTCAAGCTTCGTGGTATCTTTACCGGCTTTCTTGGCCGCCTTAATCTCTTTATCATATTTTCGGGTAACTTTGCTGACCTCCGCATCCTGCAAAGCACTTACCACCTGACTGGCAGCAGATGCGGCCTGGCCAATGACGTCGAATGCCGCTCTCGCCGTATCTTCCCGTAACTGTTCCTGCTCTTCTGCAATACGGGTCTTCTCTGCCTGATATTCTTCATATGTTATCAAATCGGCATCATACATCGCCTGAAGAATATCGTTTTTCTGAGAATATGAGGAAGCGGAATCCATATCCATGAATCCTTGTTCACGGTGGCTGTCCTTTTCCTCTTTTTGAGAGGAAAGCCCCATATCCAGCAGCTTGTCATCGACGGCTGTAGTATCATCTCCATATTGCAACTGCATGGCACGTTTCTGCTCCAGGTAATCGCGTTCAGCTTCGAGTAATTTCCTGCGATACTCCTCTTCGGAACGAATATCCCCATCAAGGTAGGCTTGTTTTATCTGCTGCCGGTCTGACTTATATGATGAATCAAGGGCGGCAAAGGTCTCCTGCTTTTCCTTACCTTCAGCTTCACTCTTAGCCTTATCAATACGGGCAGCTTCAGCTATCATCTTGTCATAAATCTGCCCTTGTATATCTGATGTATCCTTGCCATAAGCTTCCAGCAAAGCTTTCCTCTCCAGCAGAAATTTCATTTCAGAATCCTGCAAGGCCTGATTGTATTCATCTTCGGTGTGCTGCCAATTCAGATATTCTTCCTTCCACAAATTCTGCTCGACCAGCATTGCCTGCTTCAGCTTCTCTTCACGGGTCTTCAGTTCTTTGTCAAGGCCATTATCATCTACTCCATTGCTGTTTCCTCCTGGCACCGGATTATCTACTTCTTGTTCGGGCAGCTTTGCAAGAATCGCCTCCAATTCCTTTTTCTTCACAGCATAGCTGCCATATAATTTTAGGCGTTCTTGCAGTTGATGTTTTAACCCACCGATAACCGCCTTCTCCAAAGACTTGTCATCGCCAATCCATTTCATCTTTTCTGCCTTTTGTTCCTGGAACCATTTACGGTGAATCGCCATCTCTTCAGCCATGCGGTCTTTAAGTTCGCTGATGGCTGCTTCAGTCTCGCTCCGTGTACGTTGCTTCTGGTCATCATCCAGCAAATCCAGATTATCGGCTTTGCTTTTTATACCAGCAATACGTCCCATCAGCGTTTCATAGCGCTCCATTTTGGCATTCAAAGCTTCCTGAGCCTCCGTCGCCTCATTGGTCCTGGTTTTGAATATAGCCAGATATGATACGACACCAGCCAATACCGAAGCTACAAGTCCCAACGGATTAGCCTTCAATGTCTTGTTAAACAATGACGCTGCGGCAGTAGCGCCTTTGGTTATAGTGGTCCACAAGCTTTTGGCCATAGTGTCTGCCTTTACGACCAATGTATAGGCAGCAACAGCAGCCGAGGCTGCAACAATGGCCCCCTTGTACTTCCATAAAATGGAAACCATAGTTCCCAATCCCTTCACCGTCAGACTGCCCGTCGTTATCATGTACTTCATCACCGGCTGAAGCTTTTCACCCAGCTCCACCCGTACATCCTTGAAGTGCTTCTTCGCCTTATCCAGCCCCGCCTGAACCGTATTGTTCTGTACATTAAACTCATTAATAATGCTGGTACCGTCGCGATACGCATCATTGGCCAATCTTTGCGCTTTACGAATATCATCTATCTTGCCGGCCATCGTGCTGATGACACCGGAAGCCCGGACACCATCCAGCCCCATCTCCTTGAACATAGGTGCCAGCTGGTCAAGTCCTCCTTTCTTATTCAATGTATCCAGGAACTGAAGTATCGCCTCGTTCGCATCCTTTTTGATAAGAGAGGTAAAGTCCTCCACGCTCTGCCCTGCAATCTTGGCAAACTTGGCTGGCTCCTGGTACATCTTCATCATCAGCGTCTGGAAAGCCGTCGCCGCCATCTCCTGCTGCTGCATGTTCTGGTCAAGTACAGAGGCATATCCCAGAATGTCACCCTGAGCAACCTTCGCCTGATTCGCTGCCCCTGCCACGCGAGCAGTAAATCCTACCAGGTATGCTTCTGCCGCACTGGAGTTCTGTGCCACCTCATTAATGGCGCTACCGGTAGCCAACATCGCCCCACGCAACCCAAGTTTCTGGTCCTCACCGAACATCTGTGCCAACTTGCCGATGTTCTTCACCGCATCATCCCCCAAATCCTCACCCAGTGCCACATTAATCTTATCGGCCGCATCGACAAACTCCAATACATCCTTCTTCCCGGTAATCCCCAAACGACCAGCATCACCGGCCAGAGCATTCAGCTTCTCACGCGCTGTACGGGTATCCATTTCCTTGAACTCTTCATTCAGTCCCTTGACTTCATCTCGGGTCATACCGGTGTACTTGATAACTTGCGCTTCGGCTTCCTCCATCTCCGCATATTCATCCACACATTTGCGGGCAGTCAAGGCCACCCCGGTAAGAGCTCCGACAACTCCTGCCCCCATAGCTGCATACCTATTAACCCCATCAGCCATTTTGGAAAGAGAAAAACGGGTCTCACGTGCCTGCACCTCCACCTCTCTCATCCGTTGCCTGGTCAGCAGATAATCAGCCCGTAGCGCTTTCCATTTCTCCGTGCCGGGAGTGGCATTATCCATCTGCCTCTTGAGGGAAGCCGCAGCCTTGCGCAATTCCGAGTAAGACAATGCAGTCTTTCCAGCCTCTATACGTTGAACGGCGAGCGCAGCATTCAGTTTATCCAGATTCTCTTTCTGCTCCTTGTATTCCGCTGAATTCTCCTTCCCTTCTGCCCGCAGTTTCGCCATTTCAGCCTTGACAGCATCAATCTGCCGTTTGGTCTCGTCAAACTTCGCTTTCGCCTCCGAATTATCAATCCGGATTGCCATTCTAAAGTCTTGTATGTTAACCGCCATATCTTTACCTATTAATCCAGGACAAAGGTATCTTCAAGCGTCACCTTGAAAAAGGACATGAAAAAGCCCGGCAATCCATCACGGACTACCAGGCCAGCACTTATGAACAAAAAGTGTTATCCGTCAAGCCAACGGCCATTATCCAGCCACACCCCTCCGTCACGCCAACGGCCATCAGCCAATATCCACCGGACATCAGCCTCAGTATCGCTGATACGGATGGGATAGAACGTACCGGTCCAGGCTCCCTTACGACCGAACGCATCCAATGTGAATTCCATCTCCTTGCAGACATATCGCTTGTTGCGTATCTCAAACACTTGGTGAGCGGCATATACATTCGGGTCATGGCTCTGGACCTTCACCGCTTTAGTGTAGTCAATATCATAGTTAGTCTGATACAGCAACCCGTCAAGCACATTCAGGCACAAACTTGCCCCAATACTGTTTGTCCTAACATATTGCCACCAAGACTCATCTCTGGATGTATGGTTTTTCGTATATTCATCTATATAAGGAACCGGATATTTCATAGAGACGCCATTGTACACGACACTTAAGCCTTGCAATCCCGTATAGAGTGCCAGGCAGATACCACGTTTTGATTCCGTTTCTTCTCCTCCGCCATTCTGAATTTGCTCTTCAATACTCAGTGCCGGTTCTGTTTTATCCGCATTGCCATTACCGGATAAGGAAGGAAGATAAATCCAAAGAGTAGTGTCCTCTCCCCTTCCTCCACCGCCGTAATAGTTGATTCCAACACTTTGAAAAGCTGTGGGAACCATCTCCAGTTCTACGACATTGGAAACACCTTCGCGTTCAATACCGACAAATCTATCCACCATGACAAACACCGGAGATGAACGCCTTCCATCCTCATCCACCCAGTCACGCAGATACACATACTCCTTGCCATCAGCCTTGTGTGTATAGATAGTATCCGGCTTTTTATGGGATTCGTCATTAAACCATCCCGTAATGCTTCGCATGTCGGTCGGTATATCCTCCGGGATATTCTCTCTCTTCGCCCCTTTTTTAACCGCCTCCGGCAAGACATTCCATCTCCAGAACTCGGAATCCTCCACCTTATATGCTACATTCGAGAAAGCAGGATCTTCAATATCCGGCTCTTCAACCTCCACCTCATACACATCCTCTACATTCTGTACATGTACGGAAGTGCCTCCGGTAAAATAGTTCCCTCTCAGCAACAGCCTGGCCGTACGCTTGCGATTGTCAACCAGAAAAACAGCATTGAACAACCGCTCCACCTGCTCAAGGAAATCCTTCACGCTCCAGCCCGGCAGCATCTTGTTCCACAATACCGTCGGTACCGTATGACAGATATACACATCCTTATATACCGTATTCTCCAATTGGTTCTCCGTCAACCCATATCCGAGTGCCCTCATCAGCTCCTTGATGTAAGCGCACAAATAAGGCTGCGGTGTCACATCGAACATATCATCCGTACCCAAATTCCGGTTATCTGCACCTGCCTCTGCCTTGACACACCACTGGTTGTGTATATTTCCGGTATCCTGGTCAAGTACCGGCGCCAGACAATACTCCACTTCCGGATAGGTTTTCTCAATATGGGGAAACATATCTGTCGTCAGTACATCCGTCCGCTTCATTTCCAAGGTTCCAATCAGCAAGTCACCGCCGACAAAATAATTCAGTTCGGAATTGCCGCTCGCAATCTGGAGCGATACCGTATCATCGGTCCAACCGGTAATAATCTCCGTACCGTTGCAATACACCCTATTGTCAGCTACCAATATGGCAGCGCGTTTGGTCTTCACCTCCTGCACGCTGTTCAACCGGTTCAAATGCGCATACAGTTCCGCATTGGTAGCATTAGTCAGCTGCAATGTTATCTCGTAGGTATATTCTCCATTCTTGGTAATCAACGGATTCTCACGTTTCACCTGAATGGAAAAATCCTTCGGAAGTACGGCTTGCACACCGTCAATAAACAATTCAGTCATAATCAACCAAGTTAAGTCCTATACTCATTCCGTTCCAGCCGCCGAACACATCGTACTCCCACTCCACTGTCATACTCTCTGCCCCCTCCACTTCTCCACAAAAGAAATCCATCTCCCGGAGTTTGGTTTTAAGCAGTTGCATGACCTGCTGGATGCGTGCATAATGCAGCAGTTCCTCTTCGTCGGTCTCCTGACCCGACGGAACCTTCTCAATCAGGAACAGCAACAAGCTATTCCGTTCCCGATAATTATCCTCATTGCCCTGCGACACTGCATCCGGGTAGTTGGCACACAGCATCAACCCCGTACAGTCTCTCAATTTCTTGACAAGATGCTTTTCGCTGACGGCAATCACTGTCCCGTCAATCTTCGTCCGGCTGACCTTATTGACGCGCTCTTTCAGTTCTACCAGCATCTCCCTATATCTCTGTATATTTATCATAGCCCTATCAAATTATTCTGTTCAGGATTCGCCATGGTGAAGCTGAACTCCACCGCCTTCAAGACGCTACGCCTGAAGGAGCGTTCAAACTTCTGTTTCGTAATCACAATAGGCAGCCATTCGCCATCCACAAGAATCTCCACCTCTTGTGCGTTCAGCATGTTGTGCCATAATTTATAATCACTCTGCAACATGATGCTGCCGGAGTTGACCGTGTATTCATCAGTAACCTTGACACCGAACTTGCGTTGTACCCCGTACATGGCTGCTGCATCACTCTCGTTGTTTCCGGTCAGTTTCAGTTCACCGGTAGCCGTTAAAGTCTCAGGCATGTCATACACATTCTTGAAACGGAAACACCATACATCCACATACCTTGTACCATCAACGTAAAACTGCATGGAGCCTCCGAGCATGGCCACCGTATAACTGGCTATGTCCGATTTGGAAAATCCGGGAAGCACAGTATCCGGACTCACATCCACCGTGAAAGGCTCCGAAGAAGATACCGGGAATGATTTGCTCTCCTGGCTGCCGTCATTGAAAAAAGCCGTTATGTCATATCCTCCATTCTGCGGATAACCACTCACATACTCTTTGGCCCCCATACGTGTCACCTTGGCAGCCACCTCACTCAGTATTCCCGGAGAAGCGGCATCCTTCCGGGTCTGCATCCGGCTGAACATCACGTAGCTCTGCGCGTCTTCTGTCTCGTTGATAAGGAAGGTGAACGTCCCCGAAGCGGTGCTCTGCGGTGCATAGTCCAGACACCACACGCCCCACAATGCCAATTCGCAGAACTTGCCCAGCCCTCGGATTCGCACCTGGTTGTCGGCATCCGGTACATATTCTTCATCAAGTATCTTTTTACCGCCATATTTTATGGCAAAGGCTATGGTCGCATCCGTGTCAATGATGTAGTCCTGCATGGTGGCGCAGAACTCCCGCGCCCTGGGTCTCTGTATTACATTCATAAACGACAATATTTGTTTCTACGGTCATTTTTCGGCAGCAGCTCGTAATCGGTCATACTACCGTCACGCGCCCGCTTCATCTCATCTATCCAAGTGGCAGCATCGTCTGCCATCCATCCGGCCACACGCTCCACATCATCGAGCGATGCCGGTTCACTTGCATTCATACCGCTTTCTGCCACAAACCTGCGGATCACTCCCCCCGGTATCGCTCCCAGAGACAAGCGACGAAGCGCCATACTCATGGCCAGTAACGCCACCGCCTTGCATGCTGCGAAATGCGCGTCCGTCTCCGGTACCGAGCTTTCTGCAAGCAGTGCCTCCCAACCGGCACCGTATGCCCGCTTCACCGTCAACTGCTGGGCTTCTCTGATGAAAGGCAGAAGCAGCAGGAACATACGCTCACTCTTATTTATCGGGAAATAGGTATCGAAAGAACCCCCATTACGGATTATCAACATCTGAGCAGACTTATACATGTCGCTATCCGTCCACTCTTTCAGTTCCTTGTCATTCAGATAACGAATCAGCACATCTACCGCCTTGTAGTATTCTTCGAGATGTAGCGCGTCATCACGGTCCAACTGCCACTCCCAGGGCAGTTTTTCGCTGCCATCGGTAGCCACCTTGAACTTGCGCCCGTCATCCTCATGGCTGAGGTCATTCTTCTGATACAGCCGCAATGTGGCCAACAGCGCAATCGGCCGTTGCACCTTGCGTACAATCCCGGTATCAGTACCCTCTTTCTCCGGATTGAGATAATAGTTCTCTGCCAGTTCTATCACCTTGCTACCGACCAACTGCGCCAGTTCTTCAGTAGCCAGCTCTATCTCACCGATAACCTTGGTGAAATCATTGTTAGCGTAATAGTTGGCGGTCAACTCACGCAATTCTTTGGCACCTTGGCCGTCTTTGTTGAATATCATAACATCATTTTTTTAGATTCCTCATCAGTTCGTCTGCCCGCTGCCTGTCATCGAGCAACTTCATCATCACACGCAGCAGCAGCGTATCATCGGTAGCCCTCGCATTGCCGAACACTCCGCTTTCGGCCACAGAAAAGAGTATCGAGTTCATGCCCAGACTCTGCACATCATTCTGCCGGGCATCCTTGTCCCTTCCACGGGAAAATACCGGTCCGAAGCACAGTTCCAGTCCGTCAATGATGAAAGTTCCGGAAAACAAGTATTCACAGAAGTAGGAGAACCAGGCATAAATCCCCCATCTCATCCACACCGGCATGTGCTCCACAAGCCCCATGTATCTGCCCATATATTGCTCACGGAAGGGCTCACGCTCTACACAGCCTTTTTTCTCCACCGGAGGACGATAGAGGATGGCACACAATGCCTGCAAGTCTACCGGGTCATGCCCGGCATTATACCTATTGACCGCAGCTACCGCATGACGGAACTCACCAAAAGCCAAATCCGCCCCATGACTCATCGGACCACGAAGATATCGCCATTCCGGTATCAGATTCACAGTCGAGTCATACGCCAGTACCACAGCGTCTCCCTCCATTCTCCACATCCATGCCAATGTCTCGGCCAAATGGTCCACCAGCAGCATATCCTGCACCTTTGAACGGAAGACATATCCCCTATTCTTCAGTACATACGCACACCACTCGCGCTTCACGTCCAGCAAGCTGATGCCCGGTTTCGTCATCAGCTTCTCCCGGTTCTTCAGCAGGTGCAGCCACTCCAACGGCTTCACCTCCTCCCAGCAGTCCGGGAATTCAATATCCTTCTGTCTCATGTCTATACTTGTTTTGCCGCTCTGTCCGGCGTCGATACATTCTCTTCCTTGTTGATAACCTTCCGGTAAATACCGAGGAAAATCCCCTTCTTATGCGGAAAATTAATACGGATGGCATCATTGATTGCCTCCAGTACAATATCCTCGGGAATCTGCGTGTCAGCCCCGTAGAATATCTTCAATGCATAGAGCATCTGGCTGCCGCTGTCACTCTTGCCGTCAATGATGATGTTGGCCAATGCCGGAGAAAGCCCGAAACCGCTGGTAGTGGAACTGTCCGCGATGCGTGAAATCTTCGCCTGCGCCTCGATGTACTTGTCGATATTCATCTCGATAGGCTCTATCTTCCAGCTTTGGGCATTGCCGTCGGCATCCACGAAGTCGACACAGCTGAAGAACTTGCCGGCATTCTTCTTGCCAGCCATCACGTTGGCGATGGTTTCGGTCAATTCATCCTTCAGCCGCTCCATTTCCTTCTGAATCTTCGTCTCATCCCAATCCTCGTGCATGGCCATAATCAGCTCATGTTTCTGGTTCCAGTACTCCTGCGGAGAATGCACCACATAAGCGGCTGCAATCATGTTCTCATTCAGATGCTTGATAATTTCCGGAAGGTTGTTCGCATTCTCCAGCCAGGGAACCGACCCATAGAAGCAGGAAATCGCATACATACTGCGGCCAAAGCTCCGCATGCAATGGTATTTAATGGCAGTTTCGTGCCGGGTCGGATTCCATTTGTCAAAAGCCGGGTACTTGCGGAACGTGCGGCTCTTGAAGGAATCAAAATCACCGGTAAGGTATTCCGTGACATCCTCAAGCCTACGGCTGTCATTCTCCGGCCATACCAAACGGCTTTCTTCGCTGTGCAGTGACTCCAATCGCTGCACCCATGGGCGGCCGATACGCACTCCCTTGCCCATATAATACTTGGTGAAATGCCCGTTCATGTGCGTGTATTCAACCAAGTTGTCACGTATATACCCTTTGTAGTCCCAGCTATCCAGCCATTCCTGAATCTCGGCATCCTCCATCCATTCCTGGATGCGTTCGTTATTCTCAATCTTCACCCGGTAAAGCATCGGCCCCTGCCCATACAGCAACCCCACCTTACGGTCCAGAATACCGGGACCCAGGTTGTTCTTCTCCAGCAAGTCACGGATGGCATTCGGCATATTGTTGTCCGGGCCCCATGGAACCACACGTACACCTGCCACCGATACCGGGTCACCGTCCCAGTCCTGCGAGCCAGCATTAAAGAACTGACTCATGCTCTGGCTCCAGTCCATGTTAATGGCATATTGCCCGGCAGCCGTATCCACAAAACTGAAACTGCCTATCTTCTTTATCTCACTCATAACTATCTATTGATATAAATTCTCGTTGTATTAATGAACAGCGAACCGCAATAATCCACCACTATCTGCTGAAGTTCCGGTATATGCTGTTCAATCACGGGATTAAACCAAAGTTTCGGCTCCCGGTTCCAATCCTTGTTGCTTTTCTTGGTGATTACCCGTGTACCACCCTCCATATTATATCCACGGCCTACACCCAGATGAACATAAAGCCCATCGGCATTGAATCCGAAGCCGATGCTCGTAATCTCCTCACCTTTGGCCGGCACCTTGCCCCAATGCCGGTAATTCTGCCTGATGGATGCCGAAAGCTTCTTATCTTCATCAATCCATTTCGATACGCTCGCCTGCAACGCCTCGTTCACCTTCTTACCCCAGGCGCGTATTCGACCGTTGAATGCCGCAACCGCTTTCGCATCCTGCTGCCGCTCGAACTGCTGCGTAATGCCGGTATCACCCTCTATCGTGATGTCCAGCGGAAACCTATCAGCCAGCCGGTTCTTCTTGTTCCACCAGCTGCTGCGGTTATTATTTTGCGATAATCGTTCTGCATGTGCTCCCATGCTGCAAAAGTACCCCAGCCCACTTGTCCGAAAAAGGACACAAAAAAACCGGCTATCCATCACGGACCACCGGCTTCTCAAATGTAAAAAAAATGTTTCTTAGAAAATATCCTCTACGGCAAAGTCATCCAGACCACCATCCTCATGCGTCAGAACCTTGCCGTCAGCATCTGTAGTCGAACGTATATGGCGCATGATGTAATCCTCTTCGCTCATGCCTCCAGTCAGAACCAATAAGGCATCCTCTCGAGAATAATATATCAAAGCTTTGGCACAATATTGAATATATTTTTTTTCATACGGAAACAACACACAGAAATCATCAGCCGAAGGCTCTATACCCAATTCAGACCGTATTTCTTCAATCTGTTGGAACAATGGTTTCAACCCTGCTGATACCGGGACCTCAAGCTGATATTCCATCCGGTATATATTCTTGCTATTCTTTGCAGCTTCATTCATCTCACGCCTCCTTTCTGTACCAATGCATAATATTTGCCTCCCTTTATGACTTCCATGCCCAGCCTGGGGTTGCACTCATATATCCCCATAAGCCTACCCTTAAGAAGCCCTTTTTCATAAGTAAGCTGCTGAATTTCTTTGTAATATCGCGCATTTTCGCTTTCCAAGAATGCGATGTATTCGTCTCTAGTCATACCTCACCCCCTTTCCGGCACTTCTTTGCCTTATAAACGCACAATGCAACGGCGATGACCAGCGGCGGAAACACCAGGCTGGCGCACGTCCAGCCGATGGCACGGAAATACCATTTGTCAGCTTCGGTCTGGACTTCGCAGTCTGGAGCCAAAGCACGGTAGTACTTGCGCTGGAGGTTATTCACTTGCTCGGTAAGAACATTAACAGATTCGCCCACGGCAGGAATGCCAGAGGCAGGCACGTTAAGAGTGCCAGATGTTTGAGTTTTCATAACTACTGATGTTTAGCGTTCAAGCAGAAAAACGGCTGCCATTTCCCGTGTCGCTAAACATCAGTAGTATCCAACTCCGGAGAGCAAAATCTACAAGGGAAGGCAGCCGCCTATTTCATATATAACATTTTACTGACGTCAGTAAAATGCTCTATGTATGGACATAAAAAAAGCCCATCGTATTTCGTGAGCATTAACCGCGCTCTGCGAAGTAGGTTATATCCTACTGATGTTTAGCACTGCAAATATGAGCATAATATTTGAAAGTACCAAACAAATAAGATTTAATCTGTAGGAGAATTGTATTTATACTGTTCTCCGGTCGATACTTCTTCAATGACTAAGGAATCATAAGTCCAACTGTTAACATCAGTCCAATCACCACTTTTATAAATCATATGTATCTTATACACATAAGTCGATTTAACTCCAAAAGCATTTTTTGCGGTAAACTTCTGAAAAACATCATACTCATTTGGTGAAGTTTCAGAACCTCTACGATCACCATCAAATTCAACCTCTGCCGGATATTTCATTCGTGGAGAAACGAAATCCTCTGAGATTATGGCAGCTCTTGTAAATGTGGGCTTATTATCTTCACAAGCTGTTAAAAATAAGACAACTAAACAAGTCATCAAAAACAAACATTTCTTCATACATTTAGATATTTAATTAATAATTTCCTATTCAAACATTTATATGCTATTTTTGCAAAAAACATCCGCTATGAACGAAATAGAACTTCGCAAATACTGTTTGGATAAAGCTATAGAGATACTTGGTTGGTACAAGAACTTCTTTCCTAAGAAGGAGTTACACCCTCTTATTATCTCGGAAATCCTCTACCGTTACCTCACCACCGGACAAGCTGAGTACTTCGAATTACCCCATGCACGTGGGTAAGGCTACCGTTATGTGAAAATGCAATGAACTTATTGCCTCATTTGTAGTATTTTCACTAATACCAGCTTTTGCCACGCAAATTCTCAATCCACCTTCTTTTGTAGAATTTTCCGATGTAGTAACGGACACATTGAAGTCAATCTTCTGCAACCAACGTCCATCTTGTGAATACACCATCCCATCTTGATGGTTCTCGGGTATAGGATTAACAAGTAATCCTTTATCACTCATTTCCTCATTCAATTCTGTGACAGCATTAGAAATATCTTTTATTGTAGCTTTTATAAAATCTTTCAGTTCCATAGTATTGTCTTTTCCATAGTTCATAAATGGCGAATCCCTTCTCAAAACGCGCCCAAAGGTATAGTGACACCTTAACCCGGTTCTACGGATTACGTTTTGAAAAGGGATTCATGTTGGTAACAAATTCACTATGTTTAGGGCACTGCAAACATCGGAATAATATTTGTAACGGCAAAAATGAAACGGAGTTTTTTGCTCCACTTCTGAAATCTATCAAAATCTCCTTCATGATTTGTAACAAAAAAGGCTCCCACATCACATGGAAGCCTTCGAAAATCACATTGTATAATACGCTGTCAAACAATAACTACACAACGGATAAAAATTCTTTTCCAATACGGTGAATACCATCCACAATGCGTCTTCTTTGTTCAATGCGGGGAACACGCAACCCACTGGCATAATGGGAAAGCTGTTGCTGGTTAATGCCAGAGACACGGGATATGGCAGCCAAGGAGGTAAACTGTTCGCACTTACGGAGCAGTGCGGCAACTCCCAATTCCACATCGAATTCATAGTCTCCGCTAACAAGCCACTCGGGAAGCGTTTCGCCATCCTGCAATAGTCCTTCCACATGTTCACGGACAGCCTCAGATAGTTCAATCATCAGGCTCTCATAACTTTTGGAAGTAGCAACAACCATGCCGCATAGTACATCATCTTCGGTAACTGCACCGAAATTCTTATCGCACCAGTCAACCTTAACTTTAATCTTTTCCATAATTTTCTCCTTATCTTTGAAGCAGGGTGTTATTTCCACCCCGCTTGTTTCCAAATACTGTTTAATAAAAATTGGCTTAATACCTCACTTTCATGACCTCTTACTGTCACCCTGCCTTTTTTCGTAGGATGCTTGAATTGCCGGTGGTCACCTCCAGAGCCTTTCAACTTCACCCATCCGTCAGCTTCGAGCAACTTGATTACTTCTCTGACTTTGTATTTCTTCATTTGTGAATTGTTATTGTTTGACTCTGCAAAGATATAAATATTTATATCATTCACAAAACTATCGGGCAGAAAAATGATATTATTTTTTATATCATTTTATTCCCCTCCGTGGTTGAAGGAACGGTAACACGACCAGTCATTCCGCTTTTCGGGCCCCATTCCGTTTGCGAGCGTGCGAGCAAACGGAATGGGTGCGCCCTGCACCCCTCCGTCAAATCAGCCCCTCATCGCCAAAACTGTAATATCCACCATTCGTTATAATCACATGGTCTATCATCCTAATATTTAATAACCCTGCCGCCTTTTTAAGCTGCTCCGTCAGTCTCTTGTCCTCATTGCTCGGTCGGATGTTGCCACTCGGATGGTTATGCACCGCTGCGAACTGCACCGCCCCCGTATCAATCAGCACGCGCATAATCAGCCTTATATCCGCTGAAGTCTGGTCAATGCCGCCTACCGATATGCGTACTTTCTTGATAAGCCGTCCGGCTTGGTTTATCGACACTACCCAAAATTCCTCATTCGGCAAATCTCCTATCAACGGCTCCATCAGTTCGTATACGTCTTTGCTCATCCTTATTTGCCTGCGTTCCACCTGCTGCGACAGTTGTCTCTTGTACATCTCCACGGCTGCCACGGCTACCCTCCTGCGTCCAGGAGTCAAAGAGGAAAACAATTTTTCAAGGTCTATCACTTCGTTACCGCGTTCGATGTCCGAAACAATCTGTCTGTTGTTGCTGATTTCGTAAATCAGTTCGCTGTCGCTCATGTAGCGACAATCGTTATCAAAAAGAGTATTCATAATTGTATGGATTAAATTGTTATAAAAGAATTGTCTTGCCTAAGAAATAGCCTCCCAAAACCTCTGCCCCAAGCGTTTCAAGTGCACACGCAAACCGTGCGTAACTATGCCCCTGTGTCAGTATATCATCGAATACAAGGCATTTCTTACCCTTGAAAAAACGCTTGTCAAACTTGATGACCTCCACCGTCTGCACCGTCTTGGCCGCTTTCGTCTCATGGATGGCAAGCCGTCCCCCCTCAATGGTAATTGCTTTGTACGCATTCCTGCACCCCGTCAGCCGTGCCACCTCTTCGGCAAAAGCCTTGTATCTGATTTCGTTCTTCTCTCCGCTGCTGGCTGGTATGCAGACCAACGTCACGTTGCAAACCTCTGCACCGAACTGCTCGCGCATCTTCTTCGCTACAAGTTCCGCCACAGACGCACTGCGCTTCCCGTCCTTAAAATCCCATATCATCCTGCGGATAGACCACTCCCGTTTGTTAGCCTCGTACTTGGTAGGCAAGTAATCAAAGAAGTTAAACATGAATTTAGACCATTGATTTTTCCATGCTTCGGGGATGTTTCTTTTTGCTGCCATAACTGTAAGTTTTTAATTTATTCTGGATTTCTGGAGTCGTCGGGTGGAGCCTTTTTTAATTTTCTCCGTTTCCCGGAACGACTTTTTTTTTATTCCGGCGTGTCTGTATGACGTGCGGTATGGTTGCCTTTTGATGCCGCAATAATTGAGGTGCCGAGGATGACATTCCGCAAGGTTCCGACTAAAACCGAAGGCTTGAATACTACCCGTAGGGCTGGAGATTTTTTAGCGGACAATGCCCGACCTTGCTTGTCAGACCGGTGCCCTACATTTGCGGACTCAAAAGACTACCTGACCGCATACAGAGATGCAGGAAATGAAAAGGAGTTGCGGAAAAGAAACGGAGGCACGCCAAGCGGAACGCTTACCGCTCTGCCCTTCCAGATGGAGGGGCGTTTCATAAAAACAGACAGAAAGCACCGCTTTCTACCGCTAAGACGCGAAAAATCCCGTTATGCAAGTTTGACATAGGATATACCGCCACCGGCACCTAAACCAGACTTGTATAACGGGATTTTTCGCGCGCCCACCCCGTATCGGGGTGACTTCTTCTCCCAATGGGGCGTTTTTGGGTACAGAAACACCCTAATCAAAAATCCATCTCCTTGAAAACCAAAAAGAAAACCCATCCCTGCGACTTCTGTTGTAGGGATGAATCAGCTTGCTGCCCGAGCCGCGCCGTCGGTGATTTGCGGTCGCAAGCGCCCTTTCAGATTCGGAAATATGACAAAACCTTTACAATTTGTACCCGATGCTCCCAATCCCACCCGCTTCGGCCTCCCCCATAAACGAAAGGCCCTGCCATCCTCACGGACAACAGAGCCAAAGCAAACAGAAAAGAAATGTCACACCGAAGCGGCGCCGGACACATTGCGGCCCATCCTCCAGGTGCGGATAATCTCTTTGCGCAGGATGAAATACTTCAAGGCATCGGTCAGGTTGGTGGATTCTTTAGGCAATCTATGTGCAGGCAGCTTATCTCCGGTCTTCTGTTTGACTATCACACTGGAGCTGTCCGGCCGGGTAGCCACCTTGGTTTCTGTCACCTCCATTTCCGACTTGAGATTCGGGCAGTTGTGCTGGTCAATCAACAGTGTAAACAACGTGCGCTCCAAGTTACCGCTGAGCAAGTCCATGAAGAACCGGTATTCCAGATTGCTACCGATGTTGCCCTGCCCCAAGCTCATCAGCTGTACCTGCCATCCAGTACGCCTGCCCTCCGCATCCGTCTCGATGTTCTTCTTTATCTGTGTGGCCATATCCGCACCCACCCCCTTGTAGTTGTTCATGGAGCGGTCATAATAAAGCTTCAGTATCTTGCGCTTGTGCGGCTTGAAATAATAGAGGAACTTATCGGCCAGCTCACGCACGGAGTTAGGCGGCAATGTATAGAGTTCTTTGAGTACACGCATCACACGCCCACTACGTTGCCCGAACACCATGGAAAGCATATTGCCGGAATCCATGCCTGCCTCCAACGGTTTATTCTTATCCAGGTACCGGAGCACCGTACAGTCCTGCTCCCACCCGAACGGGTGCTGCTCTATCACTTCATTCAGGAATCCGTCCGCATAGAAGTGCTTCATCGAGAGGTTGCAATAGAACATCTGGCTTGCCTCCAGCTTGGGGATAATGGAAAGGATGTTGCAAAGAATACCTTCCAGCCCTTCAGCGAATTCATCGCTGAACCAGTCTTCACCCAATATATCCACGTTGACATAGGAGGAAGAAATGAAAAAGAAGGATACGCCCCGGCGTGTCTTAATCCAGCGCTCCTCCCAGCGCTTCATATTCTTGCCAGCGAGTTCCATGGAACGTTCTGCTGTATCAAGCTTGGCCTGCAATGAACGATCTTTCCGGAAAGCATCTTTCAGTTCCTTGTACCGCTGCATAGCCGCCACATACTCTTTTTTCGTCTCGTTATAGACAAAGCCGGCCTGCAACATGAGAAGGATTTTCCGCTTGTCATTCTGCTTGGCCAGCTTGAGAATCCAGTCGTATTCACCCAGATGGTTCGGATTCGGCATGTCAGTAGTCAGTGTACGGCTGCGGTACCATACGCTATCACCATACTTGACCCGGAACCCACGCACGGCCTTCAGCAAGTTCGTGAACTTCTCTTCCGGGAAATACTTCACTTCATCACCGAACACCCCCACATAGGAACGACCGGCACCGATGGCCGGACGGTCCAAAGAGATGAAGGTGAAGTTGAAACCGGTGTAGAACACCATGGTATTGCGCCAGTCGGAACATACGTTGTACATGCGGTCGCGCCACTCTTTCGGCGGTTCTTGGTTCATAACATAATGGATGCCCTGCTCCCACCCCAGCTTCGACAATCCGTCCACCAGCGAGGGAACCACATTCTTATGCAAATCAGAATACGTATCGGCTACCCATGCGAACGGTGCACCTGGGCAGTCCTGCGCCACCTCCTGCACCCGTTCAGCCAACACCTGCACCGTTTTGGCTGATGCACGCCCGGCAATCCAATAGAGCGACCAGGGCTGCATCACTGCAATGAGCTGCGCCATCCAGTTGGAATAGCGCACCTCCACATCATCCGATATCTTTAGTTTTTTCTTCCTGGTCATCGAGCATCTCTTCTATATCAACATCAATTATATTGGCATCTCTCTTAAGACGAGTCTTCTCCCGTGCAGGAATATCCTGCATACCGTCAATCTGCGCCGCGAGCAGGTTACGGTTGGCAGAAGGTAATCCCACCGCATTCGGGTCGAGGTCATAGACCTTGATCGGTTTCTCATCCATCTCCTTCGGCTTTATCGGGTCGGGCTTATCCAACTGCTTGATTCTTGCCGCTTGTACCGTGAGATTGCCGTACACCTCCATATCTTTGGCGCTGGTGGCGTTCTGAAGTACCACCTGGGCCGCCTTCATCAGATTGTCATACATCATGTTACGGTGCGCATCATTCTCGATGGTATCACAAAGGTAGAACAGATTGATAGCCTCACTATACATCTGCCGGGCACGCATCCGTTCCACATTAAACGGTTCGTGCATCAGGAAAGCCACGGCATTATCCTTGCCATATTTACGGTTAATGCCTACCAGTGCATAGAGTACGTTGTAGTAATCCAGTTCCTCGTCCGTCAACTCCATGGTGCAGCCGGAGGCAAGGTAATCCTGCAAGGTCTCAAAGTAAGATTTATCGAACATCAGCCTATATCGTCATAAAATATTTTGTTAATGGAATTGCGGTACCCGGTCGCCTGACGGAACTTGTCGAACCGCTGTGCCTGGGTCACATTGTCACCGGTCTCCGCACTGGCGGCCATGGCCAGCCCCTCTTTGGCCCGTTGAAGCAGTTGCCCACGCTCATAATGGTATTTCAGCGGTGAACCTACCAAATTGAAGTACCAGAGAAAATCATTCTCCGGTACATGGTAATACATGGCAATCTGCCGCGGCTCATAGCCTATACCTGCCAACCGCTCGAATTCGTCCAGGTCGATACGGTCATACCATGCCGGGCTGTCACGCCACTTAACCAATTCGTCCGCTACGAAACTCATATACTTCTTTGTTTTTAAGGAATACGTATTGTTCTTCCATCGCATTCTCGCCATAATTGCCGGAGCCTTCGACCACAAAGAAACCTGCCGATGTGTCCAGGCAGGTAATCTTTTTGTGGCTCCATGCAAATGAAAGCTCTATCTCTCCATCCTGATGGAGCTGCATCAACCTCTCGTATATCTTCGGCATACGAAACTTGATGGTCTCCGATATATGCAGATGAATACTGCCAATCAACCCTTTTTCACGCCAACGGAGCAACGCATTGATGATACGCTCGTTGGTGGAATAGGTCGCTATATACAAGTGCCTCACCTGCCCGGCATTCTTAATCAGATAAACAATGAAAGTGAATGCCGTAAAGCTTTTCTTTGTCTCAATGAAAAACGCCTCATTCTCCCGTGGAAGCCGCCCACACAACTCTTTCAAACTGTTCAGCTTGAATGTCAACATGGTTTCAAACCGACGGGAGAAGAGGCGGGCATCAGACATTTCCCTACGCAATTCTTCAAGATTGAAGTAATAGCTCATTCCAATAATCTGTTAATGTCGGCCAGTTCCTTCTCATATCCCGCCAACCGTTCGCGACGGACAACATCCAAATGCGGTTTATCGCCTTTGGCTATCTCAGACTTGACCCGCCATATATTGTTCATCACCTGCCGCTGCCGTCGTACCAGTTCCTTGACCGGAAGATGAAGCAACTCGCTTCTGCGGCGGAACTCGGCAAAAGCCGGGTGCTTACCCAATAAAGCGTGATGCTCCTTGTAATAGTTCAGCTCCTGCCATATCATGCGGTTATCCATGTAGCTGTCAATCACCTGGCGGCTGACATCGGCACACTCCTGCAGGGAGGTACAATCCCTCAGCCTGGCATGTAACCGCACATAGGCGTGGTATTTGCTGAACTTGCGGGAAGCGAGTGCCTCCAACTCCATCGGACAGTCGGAGGCATTGAGAAACGGAAACTCATCACGGAAAGACTCGGGTCCTTTCCGTGATGACGGTTCTGGCAATGTCCTTCAGCCCTCAAAGTCCGACGGTTCCGGAAACACCTCTTCCAAAAACTTTTCCAACCATGGTGAATACCCTGATACCGCATTGTTCATAAACATTTTACGGGATAAGAGGTCGAGTACCTTCTTCTCATCCGGCTTTTGCGAAACCACCGGCAGCAACACCTGGTCTGTCGGCCAGTTGAGATATACGGGTTGTGTCGGATAAGGAAGAGAATTATAATAGACGGAAGTAAACAGATAGCCCCCCTCCTCCAGTTCAGGGAATCGCTCGAACATGGCGACCAGACATCCCTTATCCAACAACATGGGTGTGTGCGTACCATAATTCAGACAAGGCAATTGACTCTTTTCCAGCAGTTCCTTCGTCCGCTTCATATTCTCGGCATAAAGCCCTTTGAATCTAAGCGGAACGAGCATTCCATTGACTTTGGGCAGCGCCACATGAGCCAGGTCGATAGGATTCATCACATAGATGTCATCGTTGGTCCAGATGAAACGTCCGGTCACTTCGGGCGATTCCATAGCCACTTTCAGCTTGGCCAGCGTATCAACCTGTGCATTGTCAGAGACGCGATTGTGCTCAATGAAGGTAATCTCTTCGCTGAACCAATCTTCACGGTCACCGATTACCACCACATTGATGCCGAAGCGTACATTCTTCTGCCAGGAACGCAGTGCAAAAAGCAGTTCCTTGCCTTGTGCAAACTCCTTGCAATAAGGAATAACCACTGTCACATGGTCTTGAACCGACCGCGCCGGCGCTGGTTCCTCCACCGCATCCACCGCCTTATCGACGGCCTGCACATCCTTTTGTTCCACACTCTCTTCTACCGGTTTCAGTTCTACGGCCACATCCTCGGTCTTAGCTGTTTTCTTTTTTGTTGCCATAATTTAAAGTTTTTAATACGATACAAAAATATCGTCTCCACATAGTTCGTAAAAGGACACAAAGAGAGGCGAATGCACTGCAAACGCCTCTCTCCAATAACCAACCTTTAAAACAGAAATGAATCAAACTCCTGAACCACCGGAAGAAGACGACGCTTCGCCCAATCCCAAAACGGCATTGATTTCTTCGTTGTCCGTAGCCGGTACAAGGCTCTTGGCGATGTGACCGATAGTACCTCCGCGTAAGGAACTTGCCAAATTGATAGTATTCTTGTCACCCTCCTTGTTATCCTGGGAATCGGCCTTGGTCATCTTCAGCGGAGTGCACGGCGTACCGGCAATCTTCGCATCCTCACCAGAGCAACCGAACACGATTGCCCCCAGATTCTCATTGATATTGTTGTTCACGAATTCATCGTGTTCCAACTCTGTACCCGGATGTTCATAATCCACATGGTGGATGAACCCACGTGCATCATCCTCTCCCTCGCTGGAGTGGTAGATGTTGATGGTGGAGTCCGTAGCATACACCGCTATGGGCTTTTTACCTGGCATCATCTCAAATGCCGTCACCTTTACTCCCTTCTCATCACGCGTATAAGTCTTGACGTCTTCCCAGCGAAAAATCTCGATATAGGACTTCTTCCCTTTCGGACGTCCGGCATTCGATGACTTCTTGGGCACCGACACCATTGAATATGTTGTTTCTGACATATATGTACCTCCTATATTAATATAGTTAAACACCTGCACCGGAACTGGAAGAAGAACTGGACGATGCCTCAGAAGAGCTGTCTGTTTCTTCAGGCGGCAGATAAGCGAAGATAGCTTCTGCCAGCCAGAAACCGACAGCTTCCCACCATTCCGCGAATATCTTCACGTCGTAGTTCTCACCCTGCATCCAAACCTTGGCGCTCTGCGGGTCACGGCTGCGCAAATGCTTGAAGTTCTCCTTCGGCGTAATGAAGAAGGCTCCGGTACCGCGCATGCCCTCAAGCGGTGCGAACGTGAACCTGGAGAAATCCACCTTGATTTTCTCACCGTCCTCATTCTTGAGCCAGGGATATTTTTCACGGTATGCCTTGCTGTAACGTATCACCAGGTCCGGATCGGCATGGATAAACATGGTCTTTTTCCGATACAGCGGCTTCACCTCACTCACTGCCTTGTCAATTTGGGCAAGCAAGGTCGCGTCTTCCAGCTTTTCACCGTCAAGCAGCCAGGTAATCTTATCATTATTAGCCTTCTTCAGCTTCTTGAGCTGGGTTACATAGCCATCCATCACATCGTTGGCATCCGTAGCGGCATCCCCATCTTTAACGGCACTGGTCTCCTTGAACTCACCGATCGCCAAAGCAACCTCACGCTCTTCGTCCAATTTCGGGAAGATAAGCTGATACAAGATATACTTGACTACCGGCATATCTTCCGGCTTCAGGTTCTCATCATACAGATAACCGAGGATGTCCTCCATGATGTCCGACGGAGTGATGGGAACGTTTATCTTGCACTTGTAGTTCTTGATGGTCAACGGAGTGAACTTCGATTTGCCCTTAGGCGTCCACTTCGGTACGAATTGCTGGAGAACAGAATCAACGGCAGCCTGCTGCGCACGAACCTCTGTTTTGTCCGTCACCAGGGTTGACATGTACTTGGTAGACTCCGTGGTACCCATCAGTCCTTTGAGAATTTCCAGTCTCTCGGAAGAAACATACTTACCGAACTCTTTCTGAAGCTCGGTAGTCTCAATGGTCGAGTTGCCACTATATGCCGCTCCCTTGAACGCGGCATCCAAATAACGGTTGTGTGCCAGGCTCATGTCCGGCTTGAAATTGCTACCCATTTCGTTCTTGTCTCCTGCAACCTGCTGCCCCGCATCCGGTGCAGGTTCTTTGGCCATCTTGGCAATCTGGGCATCCTTCGAGGCGATGTCCTTCTCCTGCGCTTCTACTTTGGCTTTCAGTTCTGTCAAAGCCTTACGAGCTTCGGCAAGTTCCTGCGCATTCTTGTCGCGCTCCCCCTCTAACTGCGTTCTCACCTCATCGGTCACAGCACTTTCAGCATTTCTGCCGTCTTTCTCAAATTCGGCGAGGTCCTTCTTGAAGGCTTCGACGAATACAGCACCGTACTTGTTCTTCAGTTCCTCTTCTTGAGAAGAGAGCAGGATGGACTTGCCTTTCTCATCCTTGGCAAAGGCAGAGATACCCAAGAAACCAAGCACTACGCTCATCACTTTTGCAAACATAATTCTATGATTTAGAGTTGATATAATTGTTAATAGTCATTTCCGAATCAATCTCACGGCTACGTTGTACGGCATAGTCCTGGGTACCGATAGCGTCTATCAGCCCCACTTCCAACGCCTCCCTATGATAGAACATCCGGCCACGAAGCAATCCTTCAGTCTCCAGCTTCAGGCAATTTCCCCGATTCTTCTTGACGTTCTCCTGGAAGTCGCGGGCCAACGGGTCCAGTTCCTCATCACGGATGGAAGCATAATCCCCCTTCTTGGCTGCCTCGAAAGGAGCGTTCTTGTAATCAGAGAGGTTGGAATAGATGGTATGCACCTTGATGCCTGCACTCTCATAATACTTGGCATAATCCGGAAAACTCATCATCACACCTATACTGCCGAACTCGGCAGACACCTCATTGGCCGCAATGATTTCGTTACAATAGGAAGCGGCATAATAAGCGGCAGAAGCGCAGAGGTCACAATGAGCCACCACTGCCTTGCCTTTGCCACGCGCATAAAGGATGGCATCGACCAGCGGTGCAATGGCATCCACTGCACCGCCACCGGAATCGATGTCACATAAAACAGAAGAAATATTCGGGGAATCAGCCGCCTCGCGGATGAGGTCGGCATACTCCATTGTACCATAGCTGCAATAGGTACCGTATTTAAGCAGGGTACCATGAACGGAAATAATAGCCGTACTGCCTTTGGGAGCGTCAGCATAACCACCGGAAAGTCTTGCCGTTCGACCGCCCGCTGCCGCAATCATCAACGGCACCGGTTCTCTGTCGGCAAGTATCCTATTATCCTGGTTGTCTATGCCATGCTCCAACAGTCTGTTTACAAGCAACAAGTTCGATTCCACCTCGCGGAAGGAAACGAACCATTTGCCTCGGCAGACTGCACTATATAAGTTTGAAAATGCCATTATCTTTTGTACCTTATTAATCCGATACAAAGGTACGATGGCACCAACCGCTTAAAAGGACTTCAATTTTTTGGCCGGCTCAGGGCTGCTGCGCTTGAAAGAGAGGGTAAAGGCTGCCGGAGAACCAGATTCCTGAAGCGTCACCACTACCGGGAACTGGTCGGTTCCCACCACCCTTTCGGTACCATTGGTGAATTTCAAGCGGACCAGTCCCTCCCGGCAAAGCAAATCACGCAGCGAATTGGAAAATAAGGCTCCCGTATCAGTAACCACCGCTTTCAGCTCCTGCTCCGTCAATTCCCCGGAAACATTCTTTTCCTTGAACTCCCCGGAAGAGACCGGAATCGGCGTCCATTCTCCTGAAACCTGAATCGTTTCCACACCCGGCATATTTCTGACCACCGAGGCCGCAACCGGAATAAATCCCATGGCACATATTTGGGCACGTTTGTCACCGATATTCATTTCCTACTTATATTTTAAGAGTTATTTATCTGAAAATCTGCTTTTTACTTAATAATTAATCTGCTAAAAAATGTCAAGGGAACAACGACAATTGAATATCCCTATTCACCTCCTTGACCATCCGCTGCCTATTACGGTAGTCGAACTTCTTGACAGCATCGTAATTGATGGCATTGTTCTTGATATTGTATGCCATCAGGAACGCCCGGATAATCCGGTCCTGCTTATACCCCTTCTCATAGCCAGCAACAAAGTATTCCCGTACACGTATGCGGAAAGAGGCTTCGATATAGCTCTGGAGCATACGCTGTTTCCATTCCGGTATATAGATGAAGTTCTCCTGCAGAATAAAATGGTTCCACTCCTGAATAGGAAGATACAACGTTATCGGATGCTCCTTGATAGCCTGCTTGGGCGGTCTGTCCGTAACAGTGACCATGGCCTGAATGAACTTGCCAATATCATTGGCAGCAGTCACATTCACACCTTCATCAGTAGGCCTGCATCCGAATTCATGATACAAATAGTCATGGAGATAAGGCTTCAACTCTATTATCACATTAGGTCTCATAGGGTAAATCATTTATATGCAGACAAATATACGCATAAATACAGACACTTCATCCTAAATCAGCGCCAAAACAGTCAAACATAAAATATAATTACATTTTCCGATTCCACACGCTCTTATATCTTCTGCTCCATACAGTGTTCTGAGTATTTTGCTTAGAAAATCATGCAACTTTGTAACGTGTAACTTTTCAAGTATATTTCACTGATTATCAAAGAAAAGAATTGTTACAAAGCTCACAACACCCATTTGTTACCAATAATCAAATTTGTGACATTGACTCCGATATTCCACTCATACGACTAAAGTAACAAACCCTTATTTTTTGTAACCAATGTTTGTTACCTAAGATGTAACCTTTGTTACTTATTGTTTATAAATGATTTATCTTCTTTTTCAAACATCGGTTACAGAGTTACAATAATTTGGTAGAAAATAGGGAAAGGGAGTGGGAAACCCAAAGGCAAAGGTATGCCCGGCGTCCTATTGAATAGTAAAAGCCGCGGACAATTGTGCCCACGGCTTTTACTGTGTGACTCCTATACCGGATGTCGGTTCTTCATGGCCTTACGGAAATTAGGCGGTAGCAGCTTCCGTCGCAGCCTGGTATAATCGTCGTTCAACTCAAAGTCCATCCAATGGTCTTGTGCAGGAAGAAATGCGCCAACGGCCACAAGCATCCAAGGGAGCTTCTCCTTGTCTGCCTGAAGGTTCAGGATGGTGCCCGGCTTCATCAGCTCCAGATAGTCATAAACCTGACGGATATAGGAAGCCGACTGCTCCGTTTGCAGCATCTCCGGCAGAAACCGGTCATAATGCTTAATGTAATCAGAACGGAGCGTTTCCATCACCACTTTCTACCTGAGGAACGAATGCCGCCGGTTCTCCATTCGTCTGTCTTGAACGCATATAAATCATCTCCTTGGTCTTGCCGTCCACCTTCTGAAGATACCGCCCCGACTTGTTCAACAAGTCTGCGGGATTCATCTCGGCAATATACGGGCATAGTTCGGAAAAGCTGCGCAAAGCCTTGGTAAAGCGCTGCATCTTCCAGAAATCCTTTTTCGACTTGGATGCGACAATAAAATCGTCATAGACCTGTTCACGTACAAGAGGCGTGTTCAGATTCTCACCATCCTCGGAAAAATAGCAGTAAGCCCAATCCTCGAAGTCAGACCCCATGTCAGCCTTCCGCTTGCGCTTGAGAATATTATCCATCGGAGGCTGTATCTTGACATTACGGTCCACCATGGCCAGATAGAACTGAAGACACTGGGCGAAGAAATTCAAGTCCCAGTTCCAATCCTCCTCGCTGTAATCGGTGTTCGTCATCAAGTTGCGGTCAAAGTCATCACGAATGGTCCGGCTCTCGAGGTAGTCGTTTTCTTCGGTCTTCTGATGGTAATAGTCCGAAAATACCATGTACAGCATACGTGCCGAGGTAGACGGGTCAAATTCACGCGGCACATAGTTGGTGGTAAAACCAAACTTGGGGGATTCTTCAAATTCTATAAAGAATGATTTGTTGTTCTTGGGGTTGACTGTCATACCGGAAGTGATATTGTCATAGAACTGGCTCATCGGCAGATAACGGTCACAGTCATCCACCAAAACAAAATCAGTATGTACATCTACCTGGTCAAACACGTGGGGATTATCAAGAAGGCGGGGATTACGTCCGGAGAGATTGACCGTCCGCATGAAGAACCGGAATGTCTTGAACAGAAAACTCTTGCCGCTACGCCCGTTGCACTCATCATCCTCACCTATCTTGTTATCCATGGCATAAAGTGCCCACGCGCGTGAAGGCGACTTGTAACGGTGCATATTATAACCGATGGCAAACATCTTATTGAGCAGGTTCTGCTTCTGCTCTCGTATCTCATCCCGGGAAAGCAGCGGCCCGGCAATGTCAAACTTATGCTCTGCCCGGTACTTGTCAGCTTCGTCTACCCCTTTGTCCCTCCAGGCATACTCCAATTCATTACGCCAATACAGACGGCTGGTATTTATCAAATAATTGAAGAAACAGCTCTTATGCTCCTTGACAGTAATATCAAACACATCCCTATCCTCCGGGTCCTTTCTGTGCGACCATTCGAACATGGGTGGAAGAATGCTCACCTTATGAGGTATCACATTCGACTCCCAGGCGCTGCGGTTGTCAGGTATCTGCCCATGTAGCGACTTGATACCGTCTTTACTCACTTCCCAGGTCTCACCTTTGAAAAACATATACTGCTCCTTGGGGGTATAGCTCCGGAAATCCAGGTTGATTTCATCAAGCTGCGCCAAGGATGATTCTCCGGTACGTGGAGAGTTCAGAATCAGGTTACGAATATCTACCGGAAGATAACGCTCGATGGTAAACCGCTTGAGAAACGCCACAATATCCTTTGCCTTGATTTCACTGACTATACAACCGTTACGGTGTATATACCTCGCATCCTTGGAGTTGTCGTCCTTCAATGTATAGAATCCATTCAACGTGAGGAAATAATGCAAGTAAGCGGAGTTTACTTCATAAATTGTTTTCCGGCTCCGCTCACTCCAGCTATCCACCCAGAACCGGGCAGGCATGGCCAATGTCTGTAAGTTGCGGAAATCCTCCTGCTTCGGGCGCAAATCCACAAAGTCACGAAAATCCTTGCGTGGCTTGCCCCGTTGATCGCGATAGCCCCGCAACCATCCGGGAAGCCATATCGTATATATGTCGAGGAAACGCAGGGCCAGTTCCGTCCCTTTGCGAACGCCCGTGTCGTCGATGTCCGGAATATTGTAGATACGCTCCACATATTTATAGATTTCCTTAATCTCTTCAGGAGTGACTTTGTAGGTCTCACTATTGAACCATAGCGGATGACAACCGAGGGCGCGGATGCAAAGGGCATCACGCTCTCCGGAACAGATGAAGGCCTCCTTCAGCTTCTGTTCCTTGTATTGGGCATCCTTATTTTTCGGATCATTGAAAAACAGTTTCTCTTCCTGGGCATTGAAATCCCGGTAAGCCTTCTGCAGCTCGGCAAAACCGTTGATATACTGTTTGGGTTTCACCCCATCGGGCGTATAGCTGAAGCGCCACTGCTTATCCGGATTCAGAGGCTCATATACCTTATAGAACTTGTCAGTGCTACCGTCTTTCTTCGTAACAGCACATTCACGCATGAAGATAGGATAAGTAGGCGTAGTATATTTAGTGGTGACTTCACGGTTGCGGACATAGGATATGGATTTGGCCACATACCAGTGAAGTGCATCGACGTGCTCCTGCCTGACCCGAGGACCGAGCACCTGCAACTGTACATCGGTAAACTTCTCTTCAAGCTCGAAGAACCTGGCACCTTCGGCTTCATCAGCCGTGGCCGGACGTTTACGAATATCCGGTTTATTGACAGAACGTTTGAGTTCATCGGTCACGTTATACCTGGAAGCAAGCAAGGCCACCGCTTCCGGGAAACGGACATTCTCCTCGTTCATGCAGATGTCAATCGGACTCATGGCCGTGCCAGAATCCCCGAAATCAGTGACCTTGTAGCAGTCATCATATTTCTTGAGGCAGGCAGAGGCGTCATCCTCATCGGGACGACGCTTGAATTTCTTCTTATTGTCTATGCACCCCTCTGCCTGAGGGTAATAGTACAAAATAATGTCTAATCCATCATGGGTAGCATTATAGATATCGGCAGCTTTAATCATATTGCGGATGCTTTAATTCGGTACAAAGGAATTGTTTTATAGGAGAGTTATCAAGGACGTTATCCGCTCCTACAGTTCCCGCGTTTCCTTCAGGCTCCCAATGAGCAAGTTCATCAGTCTCGCATATAGTCCGGAAGCTTCCTTCAGATTATCCGGATTCTTACCGGTAAGATGTAGCGTCATCTTATCCTTGGAGTAGTCCTGGCATATAGCCAAGTGCAGTTCCCGGTTCCGGTCATCAACTACCGAGACCTTCACTTCCTCCACCACGCTGCCAAGTTCTGAGGCATCCAACCACAAATATGACTTTTCATCTGTCTTCAGATGGCAGTAGCGGTGTACCTTACCACCTTTACGAATCAATTCCACTTCGACGATTGTCGCTACTTGATTGGTACGCAGGATGCGTACTTTCTGACCTTTCTTCATTGATATTTCTTTTTTATTCATTACTGATTTGTTATACGCTATTTGTATTTTTCCCTATTAATTCGCTCTACAAATTCATCTGGTGATATTTCCTGTGCTCCAAGACTTTTCAGAAGGTTTCCACCATCT